TGGATGAAAAGCAGGTTGACTGGGCACATCTGGAGCCGCGCGGCGAAAGCCTGCGGATTCGCTGATGGACCGGACGGTAATTGGACCGTACCGGATGCAGCTGCTCATGGAAGTAGCTGCAAAAGCGGTCAAGATCATGACTACGGGTGCATGGCACCTGTCATTTGACGAGATGGATATTATCCTGGATTACATCCGGTGCGGAATCGATGCATATAAGCGCAAATATGAGGAGGAAAGAGAAAATGTTCCTGAAAATCAGTGAGTTTAAGAAAGTGATGAAATCCGCTTTGAAGACGGCGGGCGGATTGTATGTCGGAAATGTAAATGATCAGTATCTGGTATATACCGGTTACTGGGGCGTGTGCGTTGAGAAGCTGTATGCGACCAATAAGTTTAAGGCTGCCATCATGGAGTTGATTGGTGACATGCCGGAAGAAGACAGCTGCTATAAGTATTATATCGAGGACAAACAGTTAAAAGCAGAGCTCCGTGTGGATTACCTGAATCCGTATGAAAAATGGAGAGAGGCAAAGGACTTCGCCTGCAGCGTCCCGCTGGTACTGACAAACAATTATCATGAGCTGTCTGTTTACCAGCGCCACAGTGACAAGGATTATCTGACAGCAGTAAGAGAGTGGACCGATGGCATGCTGTCTCCTGCAGAGCTGGAAGTTGCTGGCGAACGTATGCCGGGCAGACCAAGCGTCTCTCCATTGGGAAGTGTCCTTTATTTTAAGAGCGAAACCATGCTGTACTGGGTTTGTTGCGTGCAGGTTGAAGGAAAAACACGGGAAACTGTCTTTGACCGCATGAAGGATCTGGATTTCTTCGAGGATGACTGGCTGAGCAAAGACAAGAAAGATGACGATTCCGACGAAGAAGAAACACTGCCATATTAAGGAGGACACTATGGGATTACCGGTACTGATCTATGGAAAATCCGGCAGCGGAAAGAGCCGGAGTTTAAAGTTTTTCGATGAAAATGAAATTGTGCTGTTGAATACAGAGCGGAAGGAATTGCCCTTCCGCAAGCGCTTCCGTAAAACCGGGGCGAGTGATGATATCAACCAGATCATTACTACTATCAATAAGAATCCGGAAAAGGTTTATGTGATTGATGATGCTGGTTATATCATGACGCATTTGTTTATGTCACAGCACCGCAACAAAAAGGGCAACGCGTCGTTTGAAATGTATGACGATATCGCGGATGCAATGTATGGACTTGTGAAGCGGATCAAGACGGATGTGACGGATCCGGACAAAATTGTATACATCATGTTCCACGAAGACACGGACGATTTTGGCATTTCCAGACTTAGAACGATCGGCAAGCAGCTTGATCGTAAGGTTTGCTTGGAGGGAATGGTTACAATCTGCATCCGGTGCATGAGCGAAAATGGAAATCATTTCTTTCGTGCGGTTACAGATGGTTCCGATATTACAAAGACCCCGGAGGATATGTTCGAGGCACCAGAAATTGAAAACAACCTGAAACTGGTTGATGATACCATCCGCGATTTTTACGGATGGGAGAAATATAAATCCAAGGAGGACAAGCAGTCATGATTAAGAAACCGGCAGGATACGATGAGGCAGCATCTTATACAGGAGAGTTCCAGCAGCTGCCGAAAGGTAAATATGTGTGTGTGATCAAGCAGGTGACCACCCAGGAATCCAGAAATGGTAATCTGCAGTTTGTTTTGCTGTACGATATCGCAAAGGGCGAGTACAAGGACTTCTACAAAAAGATGTTTGAGAGTGATAAGGCGCAGAACCCGATGGGAGCGAAGTGGCGCGGCGTCTTCAAACAGAACATGGAGGGCAAGGGCCTTTCCTGGTTTAAGGGTATTATCACATCCATTGAACGTTCCAACAATTTTACTTTCCAGTGGGATGTGAACGACAACGAGAAGCAGATGGTCGGAAAGGAGTTTGGTGGTATTTTCCGCCGCCGTCAGTACGAGGCAGCCAACGGTAACCGCCCATTTGTAACGGAACTGTTCCAGGTTCGCAGCGTGACAGGTCTGGCCGAGGCAGAGGTGCCGGAGGATGAAGTTTTACAGGATCCGCCTGTAGGCCAGACAACTCCGGTTAACCATGGCACTCCATCTGCTGTAGGGGATGGCTTTGTAGATATTCCGGAGGGAGCAGGCGATGAAGGAATCCCGTTCATGTGATCCGGAGCTTTATAGCAAAGTAAAAGATGCAGTGAGTATGCAGCAGGCCGTAGAATACTGCGGCCTGCATGTTTTAAACGGGAAATGTCTTTGTCCGTTCCATCACGATACCCGCCCATCCATGAAGATATATCCGAATGGGAAAGGGTATTACTGCTTTTCCTGCGGTGCTGGCGGCGATCAGGTTAAGTTTGTAGCTGGTTATTTTGGCATTGGAAATTATGAGGCGGCTAAGCAACTTGCGACAGCATTCCAGATCCCAATCCAGGAACCGGTGACGTACCGGGAGAAGCGCGAAGCAGATAAACGAAACCGTTTAAAACGCGAAATACGCGATTTTGTGTCTTATGCGAGGAAATGGCTGGTTGTGTATCGCGGGCTGCTCTGTGAGGCAATCAGAGAGCGCAGCGAGCATTTCTATGAGGCACTTGGCAATATTACCTATGTGGAGTATCTGATCGACTGTCTGGATCAGTGCCCGGAACAACTATACGCAGACAAGAAGGCGGTGAGTGAAATTGGAAAAGTCGAACGAAGAGTTAGCGACTGGTATATCA